CAGAAACTGGCGTGAAGGATTTAATGATCAGAATCTACGAACTCCTGTATAAGAACCAGGACAAGGAGAGGATGGTCATGTTAAGGAACGAGTGGGTTCCCGTCAGGCCAGATGTGTGGAAAGATAAGTCAGACTGTACCGTTAGCGTTGCCCTCGGAAATGGTAATAAGGATCAGCAGATGATGCACCTGTCGCAGATGCTTCAGTTTGCAGGAGAGGCAATGAAAGGTGGTCTTCCCATTGTGAGTATGCAGAATATGTACAATCTCGGAGCATCCCTGGTCAAGGCCATGGGATTCCAGAATGTAGATGATTATCTGACAAACCCAGAAATGCTCCCACCGAAACAGAAAGAGCAAGACCCTGCCGAACAGGCCAAGTTGCTAGAAGCGCAGGTCAAGAAAGAAGAGTTGAAAATCAAGGCAGCGGAAGTTCAAATCAAGGCTCAGAAGATTCAGCAGGAATACCAGAAGCTACAGGTAGACACCAGTCTGAAACAGCAGGAGATAAACCTTGAACGAGAACAGAACCGCGCCGTAGCAATAGGGAGAACATGAACGAGGAACAAAGGGAAGCGAAAGCTAAAGCCCTACTGGATGACCCGATATTTAACGAGGCATTCGACACACTAAAAAAAGATTTAATGAGCCGTTGGGATCACAGTGGCTCGAATGAATTGGAGGCCAGAGAGTCTATCTGGCTTGCAATGAGACTGCTTGACAAGATTCAATTACATATAAAGTCCATAGTAGAAACAGGACACATGAATAAAATCTTGGAAAAGCAACACCCATTCATTTAAGGAGAATTAGAAAATGGCGGATACGCAAGAAGCCCCGCATCCCGCTACAGAACCAATCCCCGCATTAGGGGGGAGCGTAACTGAAGCACAAGAGGCGTTACTCAGCCTACTGGACCCTGAAGAGGAAAAGCCACAGGAGGAGGAAGCCGAGCCTACCGAAGTTGAAGAGTCTCAACCTGAAGAGGAAGATGAATCATTTGAGGAGGAGGAAGAGGAGGAGTCCGAAGAAGAGGATGAATCTGAACCCGCTGACGAAGAAGACGACGAGGAACTCTATGCCGTAACCGTTGATGGTGAGGAAGTTGGAGTAAACCTTGAAGAGCTTATGAGAGGCTATTCACGCCAGTCAGATTATACCAAGAAAACGCAACAGGTTGCCGAAGATCGCCGCGAGATGGAGTCACTTCAAGAGAAGTATAACTCCGAGATTGCACAGATTCAGGCTGAGCGTAATCAATACGTTGAAATGTTGGGGAATATAATCCAACAGTCTAGTGGAGAACTTGAGAAGTTTACCGATATAAATTGGCAATCTTTGAAAGAGAATGACCCTATCGAATACGTTACGAAACGTGAAGAGTACAGGGAAGCCCAAGAGAAAATCCAAGGAGTCCAACAGCAGCAAGCCCAAGCGCAAAGAGCCCAACAGGTTGAAATGGGTAGGGCGCGAGAGGCAATGGTGTCGGAGGAAAGAGGAAAACTCATAGAGGCTTTACCTGACATGGGGAATAGCGAAACTAGACCCGCAAGAGTAAAAGAAATACAAACCTATGCTTTAGGTCAGGGATTTACTCAGGAAGAACTCGATGGTCTTATTGACCACCGTTCCGTTGTGGTGTTGGATAAAGCCAGAAAGTATGATGAAATGCAGAAGGCTAACCCCAAAGCAAAGAAATTAAAGAATAAGCCTAGAGTTATTCGCTCTGGTAGCGGAACAACCAAAAAGGACTCTTTGAAATCTAAACGTAATGAACAAATGAAACGTCTTCGGGGTACAGGACATCTTGATGATGCGTCTGCACTCTTAGAGGATTTTATAGACATTTAACTAAGGAGGGAAAACGCTATGGGCGTTCCTACAAATACTAGGGAAACCTATGGTGCTATAGGCATCAGGGAAGACCTAAGTAATATAATTTACAATATAAGTCCAATGGATACTCCGTTTTTGAACGGTATTGGACGGGGTTCGTGCGATAACACGACCTTTGAGTGGCAAACTGATACTTTGAGCGCTACGGCAAATAACAGACAGATAGAAGGTAATGATTATACTTCTACTGCTGAAACTGAGCCAAGGCGTTTGACTAACTTCACGCAAATATCGGCAACTCAGGTTCAAAGTTCAGGAACCGCTGAAGCCGTTGATTTTGCGGGTAGAAAGTCAACTCAGGCTTATCAGCTTGCCAAACGCGCTAAAGAATTAAAGCGCAATATGGAGACAATGCTTTTAGATGACACTCTAAAAACCATTGCCTCGTCTGGTTCTGCTAGAGCAACCGCTTCTGTTGGTGCATGGATGGGTGGTCCTATTTTACTGGAATCACCGATTCTGGATGGAACACAAGACCCAGTTGTTGGGTTGCAGAATCTTGGTGCCGGCTCTGTTGGCCCAGATGGTACAACTGCTCCATCGGCTGTCGCAGGTTCAACTACTGCGGTTACGCTTGCCGGAATAAACGAAACTGTATCTCGTATCTGGGATAAGGGTGGAACACCTGATGTTATCATGTGTGACGGCCCTACTAAACAGACGATCAGTTCATCTGGTGTTGGTGGTAGTGTAGTTGCCGATCCTGTTGGAAACAACTCAGGTGATAAGGCCATTACTGCTGTAAACGCAGTGGATGTTCTAGTTACTGACTTTGGTACGTTTAAGATTGTTCCTAATCGTTTCTCAGTTGCTACGACCGCATATTTCTTTGACTACGATCTGTGGTCTATTGATTACTTGCGTCCTTTCCGAACGGAAACTCTTGCGAAATCTGGCGATAGTGTGAAGCAGCTTTTGATTGCTGAATACGGACTACGCGCTAAGAATGGGTTTGGCAATGGTCAGTTGAGAGGTGTAAAGTAAATTAGCATTGGTTTAGCCCCCTTCGGGGGGCTTTGCCTTACAGGAGAAATAAGATGGCAAAAATTGGACAACCACCCAATAAGGGTAGCGCAACTGCTGCCGGACCTAATGCAAATCCCCCACCCTATGGTGAGGGAGATATCAAGGTCGTGAAAGAGCCCAAGGGCATCAAAAAGCATGGAACCATAGATGGGGCGATTGCAGCTTGTGTCAAAGCATCTGGTAAAAATGGTTTTTCTAGAGGGGGAAATTAAAATGTCGAATAGTTCAGGTTATCCAGGGTTTCCCAAAGAGGATTTAACGCAGAAACGAGAGACTGTAGGTAGTTCTAAAACGGACCGATTCATGTCTGCAAAATATAGGGCCATGAATAGGAATGCTCAATCAGGTCTAACATCTGCTATGAATAATGATGGTGACACCCGTAAGAAATAATTATGGTTACTAAATCGGAATTGAAAAAGGCTATAAAGTCTGTAGAAAAGTCGGAGCGCAAAAAGCCTGACAATCCTACAAAGAAACTAACTACGAAAGAGCGGGTAAATAGAATTGCAGAAGGGAATGATCCGGGGTATCACCTACCATGAAAGGTAATCCTACTCCAGTAGATACGTTTCATTCAAACGCTGATGAGACTGAATTTACTATCAATACACGACAGGATGTTGAGCCTATACTAGAAGAGAATAAGCAAGCCTATAATAATTATGGTGATTTGCTCACCCCTGGTAAAGCGGGGGAAGGTGTAAGAGTGGCTTCAATTCCCTTGAATGTATGGACTCAATGGATGAAAGAAACCAACGGGGAGATACAGAGAGATCATAATCTTATGAAGAGGTATCTCAACGATCCTGATAATAAGTATTTAAGAACAACACCAACGAGGGTTTAATTATGTGGTTATACGCATTCGGTGTCGCAGGACGCACACAAAGAAATTATCCAATCTTAAATCAGAACGTATTCTTCTCAGCCCGTAACGCCTAATGGCTATTGGGACGTATGCGGAGTTAAAGACCGCCGTAGCAAACTGGTTAGACAGGGACGACCTGACAGACAGGATACCAGAGTTCATTGCTCTGGCGGAGGCCCGTATGAACAGGGTTCTACGGTTGCGACTGATGGAATTCAAGTATACGGCATCTACTGTAGCTGCCCAGAGAAACTATGCACTGCCCGCTAGTTATCTACAGATGCGGAATTTCCAACTCAACACTTCCCCGATAACAACGTTATCGTATGTTTCTCCTGAAATATTCGACAGGTTATGGGGTGGTAGTACAG